GGCAAGACAAAGAACGGGAAAACTGAGAGGACTCCCCATTAACTGGCCATTTGTCTGCATGACAGTAGAGCCATCATGGGTCTTATAAAATAGCTCTTGTTCATAGAGCATTTCTCTCAGGACAATCTTTAATTCTTCACTATAAGAGGATAACTCAAGAAAGGTCTCGAAAATAGCCTTAGTTTGAGTTATATCAAGATTGTCAGTGGCAGCTGAATAGTCACCTGAGACAAAGTAGTCAAAAGATTGGGGTGAGTTTATCTCTAACCAAACCAAATGTCTACTCTCAAGTGGTTCTCCTATTAGCTTAAATTGGGGTTTCTTATATAAGTGGGACCATAAGTCATGTTGTCCTATCATTCCAAGATAACCACCAATGCCACTTCCCGCTGTAATTGGTCGAGCTTTCAAGGGTTCCAAGATCATCTCAACTCTAGACTTCTTACGAGTTGAAGAATCCATATAGACTTGGATGGCTTCATTAACGTCAAGATGTCTTCCCAGGGAGGGTCTTAATCCTACAACCTGAGGATCAGTTTTCCCTTGAAAGTACTTAGATTCGAAAGAGAGACCGATAAAACTCTCATGTGAACTGGCCTGTACTTCAGCTAACTTTCCTCCATCTCTTCTTGTATAATTATAGGAAGCCTTTGAGGAAGGAGGTTTGGGGAATTTCATTGAAGTCTTCACTCCTTGAAGTATTTGTTTAGTAATTCCGACCGTTTCATCGTCAATTTTCTGAGGATCATACGGACGGGACAAAGCTTTCTTATGCTTCTCGAAAGCTTCGAAAAGAAATTCCTCATTCAGGTCAGCACATCCTCTTTTCACACCTTGTAAAAGGGACCAAAAGAATCTAGTATTCTTTTGAGTTTTACTGATAAAGAGGTTTCGAATCCAACTTCTGCATCTACCCTGGAATCCAAGATTACGACATTCTTGAGAATCAGGTACTTCTGGAAGGTCTTGTTTCATATAACGAGCAAAAGGCCAAACTGTTAAAGCTTTAGCACGTTTGACAAAATCTGCTCCCTTCCATGTTGATGCAGTTGTACAAATAGAAAGTTGTGACTCGAGTGGCAGATTTCGAAAACGAGGGTAAGATTCCCCAATCACTGTTAAAAGCGAAAGGGAAAACTTAGCAACCTCTAGAGAAATCAGCCGGCCATCCTCAAGGATGAGTCTTCGGCGAATGGCTGTCTTCTGACAGAGAATCGCCTTAGGTACTCTGGGCACGAACTTAATCGGCTCGGAGTCCAGTCCTTGAGGAGCCCCCAGACTGCCTGGAGTGTAGGCAGACAAAACCACATCGAGGAGGTGAACCGCTTTCCAAAAAGGAGGACGGTCACTCTCTAGGATTTTGCCTTTGTCTTTTTTTAACGAGGAAGACATG